GCTCAATGCTGTTCTCAATGGTTTCAATAGCTATGCCAGTTAAGGAAGAGATACTCTTTAGACCTAATGCAGTACCCCTAGACTTAGTAAGCACTTTCAAATACATCTTATCATACACATCCAACCCGTCTTTATCAATCCCCTGGTTAACAAATATTTCGTCAACCGTCATCTTTTTATCTGTATAATAAGAGATGCAGTTTTTATACCATTGAAGTCTACCATTTAAAATACGCGGAGTTCCTTTGCTTCTTTTGGCAATTTCTAGCAAATCATTATCGTCAATCATTAGTCCAAGCTTTTCGGCGTTCGACCGGGCAAGTTTAGCTAAGTCAACGTCACTATAGAAAGACAAATGTTCTTTAATTTGAAACCTATCATAAAAGGGTTGGCTTAAGCTACCCCCACTAGTAGTAGCCCCAACAAGAGTAAACATTGGCAATTCAATATTTTCTGGTTTATCTTCTACTAGAATACTAAGAACAAAATCTTCCATTACAGGATATAGAAATTCTTCAACAATCTTTGGAAGTCTATGGATTTCATCAATAAAAAGAACTGATCTTGGAGCAATACCCATAAGATAAGGCAAAAGATTCTTAACGCTTCTAACATTAGCTCCGTTAACAGTATATAGATTAACATCCATTTCTGTAGCTATAGCACTGGCTATAGTGGTCTTTCCAAGCCCCGGAGGGCCATCTATTAAAATATGAGGCATCACACCGCCAGCGTTTTTACAGCCCGCCACAACAACGCCCAGCCTGTTTACAACCTCTGACTGACCAATGATTTCACTAAAACGAGTGGGTCTAATTGCATTTGCCATTATTTTCTCCAAAATTAGATAGGGACATTTTTACCAAAGTAGCACAATCAGTATTTTTCGTATCTTTATAGGCTTTTTGTATCAGTTTCGCTGCTTCTTCTTTGTCAAAACCATAAGACATTAAAGATTTACAACAACGATCTAAAATTTCAGAATCTATTAGATCTTCTGATATTTTGGTTTCTGACTTAGGTTTTTCTTTCTTCTTCTTATATCTGATCTTGATCTGCTCTACTGGTTTTGGTTTTAAGACCGTATCACAATCGCAAACTATTACAAATTGCTCACACTTGACTTGTCTTAAAGTAACCCAGTATTCCCCAGAACAATTAGGACAGACATACTTAAAACTAGCATCGCTCTCAGTCGGTCTCAGGTTTTTGATTTTGTTTATTGTCGTCATCTTTCACCCAAAAAATAAAGTCATTTTTATCACTATCGTACGCACTATCAAGAACCCCCTTATTAACCAAAGAGTTTAGTATATTGCTAATCATTCTATTATTCATATCTTCTATAATAGACTGAAGAAGCTTATCTGTTAGACAATACCTAATTTCTTTTGTTTTCCTATTGACTTGTTTTTTTGCGTGATTTTTTATGATAATAGCAGACTCATCGTGAGTTAGTGTCTCGTCCATTTCCTCTAACTCTTCTTGGCTCATTTGTGCGAGGGATGCGGTCATCGAATCGTCTGCCACCTCGTTTACTGCTCCAAAAAACTTAAAGACTAATGATCTTGAGTGATCAACAAAATCATCAAAATCATTTATAAAAAACCATTGTTCATCGTTCATGATACTAGGGTTTCGCCTCGATATTTGGGAATCTCTGTCCACTCCAGTTTAGCAGAGAAGTCGGGTTTGTAAACTGTTGTGACTCTATCTGTTTTTTTGTCTTTTTCTACTATGGTTTCAGCTATTACTCTGTCATCATTAAGTGCTTTTTCTATTGTTATAATAACTTCTGACATTGTATGACAGATTTTATTAAACTCTGTTCTATTAAACTTTATTTCAAAATATGTATTCATGTTTATTTCTTGATTTCTGACTGACAGTTATTGTGTTTGTCTACAAAAGTTCTTTCAAAGCCTAGCTCGTCTAAGATCGGCATCTTATGAAATGTAATAATAAATCTTACGTTTCCATTATCGTCGGTCATTTTTGACCACTCTACTCTTTGTGACTTGCTTATGTGGGTCGCAAGATCATAGGCTATAAAGGGTGTTTCCGTTAATGAACCACAAGCCATCGCTAAATATAAAAGTGCTGCTGGTAACATCCTTGTTCCTTAGTTCAAGATATCGAACAGTCCTTTATAGTAATTGGGCTGTTGTAAAAAATGAACTGCGTTTGATCTTAAGTGATTCTTATAGTCGCTTTGCAATTGATTATGAACAAAGTATTGTGTTTTATAGATTGGTTCTTTGTAATGATTGTTCCCCAAATACAGGGAGTTTTTGAAGTTCCCTGATTTGGAGAAGTAATCATTCACAGGTAACGAACCTTTCGGAAAGCTCGGGTTAATATACCATACATTTGAAGGATATTCAACTATTTCATTTAGAGTATTATATAGCATTTTACCCCAAGCGTCCCAAGCATCTGGATCAAACTTGAAGTATTTTTTATAATGACCCTCTAAATTGTCCTGACTATCATCGTCATCGTAGTTGTCATCTTCATAATCTTCATGCATATTTCACCCTATACAAAATTTGTCGCTAATCTTAGACGCTAGTTCTTTAGCAGAATTGGACAGAAACCTATTATTACTAAAGTAGAGAGGAGTTGAGACTTGATTAAGGAACTCCACGACCGTCTTTAAAAGCTTAGTCTGGGAACCATCAAGATCTAAACCCTCGTCCCCAGCGTCAACAGGAAGCGGCTCAAGAGCGTCCGTATCGTTCTCAGTCACAGGAGATACTGGCATAGGATCACCATAAGCCTTTTGAAAGACACTACCATAAACAGGCTTGATATTATCTGTACTGTTGGTATATGTGTTAAGGTTTAAAGACTTCATCTGATTTGCAATAGTTGTGGCAACATTAATTGCTACTGGAACTCCCGTAATGTCAGACTTCTTGTAAGCCTTAGCATATTCCTTAAACCATTCGTCGCTAGTTTTATTAGCAACAATATTAACCACAGCAGAAACGCCATCAAGAGCTTGTTTAAGCTGTTCAATATTTATCGGATTACCAGTTGATCCTGACAGAATACTAGTAAAGTAAGGTTGCTTACCCTCCCAACCTTTTCTCCACCAAGTATAAGGGATTCTGTAAATCTGATTGATTTTGATAGCTCGGGCATCACCACCAAAGTGATTTACAAGTTTCTTTTGAATACCATTCCAGTAAGTCTTGTGAGGATTTACATTGTTTTGGTTTAGAATCCAATAGCACTGATAACCATTACGAGTATCAACAACCCAGCTTGGCTTTACTGGAAAGTTATTAATCTGGTTCAAGAATTCCTTTTTCTCCTGCATGACGATACTAGGCTTAAAATAACGACCCTGATCATCTCGCCCAGCATCCATATCAACAAAACAAGCACGAATTCTACTAATAGCGTACTGCTTACGTCCACCATTAACATAGAAGTAAGCATCAGCACCTTGACTATCATTGGCAATAGCAACGGTGGTAAGATGATCCGTATGATTCATACTACTGATCTTCTTACGAGGATCACCGTTGTAACAGAAAATCTGCTGACCACCAAAAGAATCAAAAAACTTATTTCTTAAAGCAATCTGATCTCTTGTTCCAATAGCACTATGGGTCTTATCGAACGGATTAAAAGCCAAAGTATCGCTAAACATTTGTTTTCCTTTTTCCACTTCCTACCTACAGTTTTGATATCGGGACAGTAAACACTACCATCAAAAGCAATATCCAAAAAGATGGTAGAGGAATCGAACCTCTATTGTATAATAGTAAAAACTATATAGGTACTATCTTACAAGTTCCAAACACCACCTTGACTATCAAGAATCAATACTGGTCATCCTCATCGTCATAATCTTCATCTTCGTCCTCATCTTCTTCGTCAAACTGATCCCAATAGCTCTCATCATAGTCATTAAGATAATCGTCGTCATCATCCTCGTAATCATCCTGACTAAAATCAGCCTTATAAAGAGGCTTGAGCAATTCGCCCTCATACTCACCAACTACTTCGTAGCGACAAGTGCGGAGCTTTTCATAGTTACAATCACTAGGAACACTCACAACATCCTTGGGATTAATCTTGACGATCACAATGCGGTCGCCAGCCTCAAGACTACCATAACCAGCAACATAGTTCAATGCTCCAGCATGAAGTCCATTAGAACAACCACGACCACGATCATCGTCTACCTTTGCTCGTTGCATTTCGCAAACTCGACCAACACTATTGTCAAAAACTCCACGGTACTTATCCTTAAAGTCTGAACGAACAGCCTTATAAGCGAGGAAATAACCATCCTCAGTGATTGGCAGATGCTCATGCTCCAAGAAATCATACAGTTCCTTCTGACTCTGCATACTTGGATTTTCCATGAGATTATTCAAGAAATTAACGAGGGGCTGAAAAGGCAGTCCTTTGCTCATAAACTCCAAAATTCTCTTACTAATACTACCATGAACTTCCTCACCCTCGTAGAGAACCTGTCCATTCTTGATCTCCACAAGACCATCGCTAAAAGAAGCAACAGCCTTTTGAACATCAACAACTTCCAACAGTTCCTCTGCCGTAGCAGTAGGAAGCCTTTCCAGAATCAACTTATAGTTGATATGGTCTGGCAACACTTGATAGCTCTGATTATTAAGAACCAGCGTCAAATTACCATCAACAAACATAAACGGAACAGCCATAATCCAAACTCCTAATACTTTGTAGTTACGATACCTGTGATACTGTCATTTTACACTAATCGGCAAGCTTGTCAAGGGGTCTTGAGAAATTCCTGACTA